TTTAGTTATTCAATATAGAGCAAGTCGTGCTAGAACTTTAGATCCTGATACCGGAAGAGGAGTATCGGAATATAAAATTGAAGAGTTTAAAAAAATAAAAGGAGACCCTCAACTTGAAGCTGAATCACTCTACCAGCAACTGGAAGAAGACCTTTACGCAGATGAAGGCAGTGATGCAGATCCGAATGATAATTTTTCCATATATGAGGAGGCACCTGAATATGTTGAAGTAGTAGACCACTCTTACGTAAACGGAAGCATGCACTGGTTGTTTATTGGTCCAGATTACGACGAAGCGGATGAGCTTCACAAAATGCTTAAATCTGGAGAGAAGAAAAAATGGAATGATCTAAGACCATATCTTCTCTAAAAGTTGCTTCTATCCCACTTTACACAGACATTTAAAAAATATTATATGAATTTTATCGAGGATTACAATCAGGCTATCTCCTATAGTCCTGCTCTTGGTGACTTTGTGATAGCCGTTGCTTTAGATAACGTTAGCCATAGTAAAAGGCTTATAGATACAAGAGGACAGGATGCATTTAAAGAATTAACTTTTGAAAGAGCAGAGGAGATGCTAGGGTTTTATAATGGACTTCTAGACATTCTTATACAAGAAGAAATGTATGAACAATGTAGTGATACTAAGTATATTATAGAAATTTTAGAAAAAAATCTAAACTTTTTTCCAAAAGAAGTTGGAACATAACGAAAAAAAAGTGAAAATATTTTATATTTTAAATATTAAAAATAAATTGATTGAGAGAGAAAGTGAAAGAAAGAAGATAAAATGAAATAAAAAAATATAAAGATTATAAAATAACCAACTTCGAAGTGTATTAACATCTATAGTAAATAAATGGAAATAAATTTTATTTTTTAAGCTATTGTGAACATTGTAATAATTTAATAAAAAGCTTAAAAGAAGAAGGTGTAAAGTTTAATGCTTATGATGCTGATGACTATCTAGATGAGAGTCACGCATTAGAGCAGTTGCTAGATACTGAGACTTACCCGATAGTAGAAGTAAGAAAAAATAACAATGTAATTTATTTTGTAGGTGACGATATTAAGCCTACAAGCATAAACAATTTCACTTTTGTTTACCCATATGAAACAACCCAGCATTTAATTTTTGAAATTAAAAAATTTATAAAATGAGAAATAAATTAGTAGTAATCCGACAGTTAGAAAAAGTAGATAACCAGCTTAATCAACTTTCTTCTATCTTAAGAGCTGGAGGAGAATATGTAGTTATGAATTATAATGATAAACTAAAAGACATTAAGGAAACGTTGGCAAACATCCAGACTCTCATAAATAACGAGTCAGAAAATTTTCAATAAATAATAGTTATGTTACAAGCAGAACAAATTCAAAGCAATTTAGCAAAGTTTTATAAGAATATTGAATTACACATCTCAGAACCAAGAGCAACCAAATTACTGGGGCTATATCAGTCTCAGGAAGATATTTTAGTAATTGCTCCCGCTTCTTCCAGAGCAGCTTATCATAATTCCTTTCCAGGAGGTTATGTAGACCACATAAACAGGGTAGTAGAAGCTTCCTTAAATTTACTAGAGGTGTGGGAAAAGATGGGTGGAACTATTAACTTTACAAAAGAAGAGTTAGTGTTTGCAGCCATTAATCATGATTTAGGAAAGTTGGGAATGTTTGGAAAACCTAGATATGTACCCAACGATTCTGAATGGCATGTAAAAAATCAAGGGGCTAACTATAAACCAAACACAGAGCTTCCTTTTTTACCCGTACAAGACAACTCACTTTTTATTTTGCAAAATGAAGGCATACAAATTTCAGTTAATGAATTTATAGGAATTAAAATTCACGACGGGCTTTATGATGATGCAAACAAAGCATTTTTGATTTCAGGTAATAGTGAATCAAAGCTTAGAACTTCTCTACCTCTAATTTTACACCAAGCCGATCTTCTTGCCTCAAGAGTAGAGTGGGAGAATGAGTGGTTAGAGAAAGTAGGAGTTAAATCTGGAGTAAATAAACCTAAAACAATATCTAAACCAGCAGCACAAGCAGAAGCAATGAAGAGAGTAAGCTCAAATAATCCTGCTTTATTGAATGCTTTAAAAAATATTTAGTATGGTAGTTTTAATAATTATTTTAAGTATATTAGTTATACTAATGAGTTATGTTATTTGGAATCTAACAAACAAAAACATTAAGTTAGAAGAATTGGTATTTAATAGAGATAATATTTTAATTGAAATGTCTAAACTAATTAGTACTTCTGATAAGAGAATTAAGGATTTAGATACGTTAGGCGCATTTGAATCTGACGATGAAATTGGTTTCTTTTTTAACACAGTGAAAGCTATACAAGCTGAATTGAATAAGTTTAAAATATGATGAGTGAACTAGAGAAAACTTTGACTTCTGATAGTGAAGTTCTGCTTACACAGAAAGGAACAGTTAGAAAGAGAAAGCCAAGGCAAAAAATATATTATTTTACACCAGACACAGAAACTGCTATTCTAGAGTATGTAGCTTCTTTAGATCAGGATGAGAGAAACAGAATTTATAATTCTAGAATTCAACATGCTTTCTTCAAACTAACAGAAAACATAATTCACACATTTAAGTTCTATTATACCGAAGTAGATAGTATTCAAGAATTGCAACATGAAGTAACTTGTTTTCTTTTAGAAAAGCTTTCTAAGTATGATCAAGCAAAAGGAAAAGCTTATTCCTATTTTGGAACTATTGCTAAAAGATACTTGATTATATACAATAATAATAACTATAAAAAATTAAAAAATAAAGCTACTCTAGAGGATGTAGATACAGATAAAACTATTCTAGCCGATATAACATCTGAGCATTCCGAAGCTTCCTATGTAAGCAAGTTTATAGATATTTTCGTTAGGTATGTTGATTCAAAAATGTTTGAACTTTTCTGTAAAGAAAAAGAAGCAAAAGTAGCCGATGCAGTACTGGAGTTATTTAAAAATAGAGGGTCTTTAGATATTCTTTCTAAAAAAGCAATCTATATATACATTAGGGAAATAACTGATGTACCTACCCCCATTGTTACTAGGGTTATTAAAAAAATGAAGAGTATATATAAAGAAAGACTTAGTTTATATCTAGAAAAAGGAGAATACGAGTTAGAAAAATAGTTTAATTCTATTTATATAAAACCGTTTTATGGAATTAAACGACGAAATATTTGACGGAAAAAGTTGGAGTTCCTTAATGAAGGATATCTATACCAATCAAAAATCTAAAGAAAAACAACTCAAAGAACTTATTCTTCAGTTGAAAGATATGATAAATGAACCGGGAGAGGCTATTATGATAGTACCTCTTATTCAAGGTTATATGGAAGTAGCAGTTAAGAACGATGAAGCTTTAATTAAAATGGCTTCTATTATTCAAAAAGCTATGGATAGAAAAGCTAATGCTGGTGATGACAGTGGGGAACTTCTAACAGAGAAAGAAAGAGAGCAGTTATTTGCAGAAATTAAAGGTGTAAATATTCCTCAACTACCTTCTAATATAGTTAACTAATGGCAAGTGATAACCAAGGATTTAACTTTAATATTAAAGGAACTAGCGGTATCGGAGGATATCGAAAACAAATTCTTTTAGGTAGAGTTACTAAAATAGTATTAGGTCAATATACTAAAGATGGAAAGATAGATAAGGATTTTATACTAAATGGAGGATGGGGTAGCGTAGGATGTATAAAGTTTAACTTATTTCAAGAAAGTAATAATCCAGAAGGAGAAGGAGTTTCAAACGTATTTGCTAAACCTCTATACGGAAATTTAAAAAACTATCCGGTAATAGGAGAGATCGTAGCTATTCTACCAGGCCCTTCTCCTTCCTTAAACGAAAATGCATCTGCTCAAGATTATTTTTACCTTCCAGCATATAATCTTTGGAATAGTCAACATCATAACGCATTCCCTGATCTTAGAGTATACGAAAAGCAAATAAGCGTAGATAATACTTCTGATCAGGATATAAGTAGAGGGGCAGTAAATACTTCAGTATCGAAATCTCTTAATATGCCTTTAGGAGAGTATTTTAAGGAAAAAGCAGACGTAAATCCTCTACTACCTTTCGAAGGCGATGTTATATTGGAAGGAAGATTTGGACAATCAATAAGATTCGGGACTACAGTAACTGAAAAATCTGTAAATAATACTTGGAGTTCTACCGGCAAAACCGGAGACCCTATTACTATTATTTCAAATAAAAGAGCTTACAGTAATGACCCTCAGGGATGGCTTCCTACAGTAGAAGATATAAATAAAGACGGAGCTCAATTATGGTTATCGCATAATCAAGCAATATCTTTAAACGTTTCTAATTATCCTTTAGATACGTTTAAATTAGGATTTCAAGCTACTTACAATCCTGATACTGTAGTACCTTTAGTTGATTTTAAACCTGCAATTCAAAATTTAGCAGCAAGTTATTATGATAAACAAACTTTAGAAGCAACCTAAAATGTATACTGGTAGTTATATACCTAAGTTTCCATATACTGGAGAGCAAGCTACTTTAGTAGGAGGTAGGATCGTTTTTCACGCTAAAGACGATTCTGCATTTATATTTGCCAATAAAGCTGTAGTATTATCAACTTCAGGATCTACTCATATTAACTCTTCTGAAGGAGTTTTTATTAATGGTAACACTATCGAATTAGGACTTAATGCACAGCAACCAGTTATAAGAGGAAATGCATTAGTAGATGATTTAACTCTTCTGTGTTCCGCTTTAAACTCTTTTTCAATGGCTATGACTATGCTAAGTGAAAGTGAATTAGAGATAGCTATACCAGGTATAGTAAAGTCTGCAGCTAGATTATCAGAAACGGTAAATGGTATTCGAAAGAGATTACCTAATACTTTATCTAAAGTAACTAAAACTTTGTAAGATGGCAGATGTTATAGTACCTACAGGTAAGGGATTGGAGAAGTTAATTACTGCTACTACGGTAGCACTGCAGAAAATAGAGAATGGTATTGTAAACGTAGCTTACGGGAATCCAGATAAGGATGGAGGAATTAAATTTCCAGGCAGAGCTACTAAGACTAACGGATTACTACCTATTTTCAGAGAAATAAATGCTATAGACTTTTGCAATATTATAAGTTACTCTCTAGGTCAGGTTCAGTTAGTAAGACAGGAAGTAAGAGAAGGGCAGGAAGAAGCAAACTCTATAGAAAAGAAAATACTAAAGGTAAGAGATGTTGCTAAAAAAGCTTTAGACTTTTTAGACGGAGATTACTTAAATAACACTAAATTTGATGATGCTAAGATCAAAGAGTTAACTGGTTATCTTGCTGAAGTTAATAATCTAATAGATACCGACATATTAACTCTATTCCCTAAACTTCTACAGACTAAAAATCAAATATTTGATGTAATAGGCATACTAACTCAAATCTCTGCAGCTCAGTCAACTTATGAAAATTTTAATCAAATACCTAATGCGGAGATTCAAAAATTACTAACCGAGATTAGAAAAGCAAGAGAAATTTTATCTTTCATAGCAAGCTTACCTTCTTTAGGTTCTATAGTCGATAGACTTATACCTGAACAGGTTAAGGAATTACAAAGAATACTAAATCCTGCGCAACTTTTACCCTATATTAGAAAGGGACTGAACTTAGCCAGAGCAGCAGATAATATCTGTCAAGAAGCTTTACAGTACGTAAATACTGCTAGAATTATTTCTAAGGTATTAGTAATTTTAGTAAAAGTATTAAAGATTATAATTAAATTTTACAGAGCATTACCTTTACCTAATACTACTACTACGCACGGTATTACTGATACTTTAATTGCAGCAAGACAAAAAGTAGATAAAAAACTAGACGATGCAGAAAAGAGGGCTAAACAATTAAATCAATTAATAAATGTAATATACGGAACTTTAATTACTATAGCCGGAGCAGTTAGAGAAGTAGTTAATCAGATTCAAATTCTAATATTGAATTTAGAAACTTGTGAAGATACCAAAAACTCGCCAATGGTAAATGAGTTAGTACTTGTAAACGGTAGTTTAAGAGCTTCTCTAGCAAGAATAGATAAAATCACTCAAAGCTATCTTGATGCGCAAGCAAATGCTAACCAAGCTACCTACAACGGGTATACTTTTAAAATAGACGAAGAGGAATTAACTGATAAAGGAGTAAAATATAAGAGAAGAAGAGCTGTAGCTTACGATGATAGAGATATTTTAGTAGAAGCAACTCAACTAACTTTTGCTACAGACGTAAGTATTCTATTTGAAGAATTAAAGCTATTACTAATTAATAAAGGAGTTACAAAAGATACAGGAACTGTAGTACCTACCGTAGCAGATATTACTTCAATCCTTTCTTTACCAGAAACTGACCAAGATATATATACTAGTATCGGTATGAATGAAATAGACGGAGTTTTACCTGATCAACAAATGAGTGAAGAGAATAAAGCAGTATTGCAAGCAGTGTCTGCTTTTGTTGACGGATTGCCTGGCGGAACTAAACTTAAGCAAAGAGCTAGACAGGGAATAGATGCTAATTCCGTTAAGCTTAAATCAGATATAAAAGAAAAGAAAATAGATCCTACTGTTGGTAATCAAGTTACCGGAGGTTTAACTTCGAGTACTGGAAATATAACAAGCACTATAAACTCAGCAGTTGAAACTACCTCTTCTACTACTTCTACTGCATCATCAGCAGTAACTACCACTAATCCAGATTTACTAACCCCTGAAGAGAAGCAAAGATATATTGATATAATTAAAACTAGACCACCTGGATCTGCAGAGTTTATAGAAGCTGTAGAAAAGTTAGAAAAAGATAGAAAAGCAAGAGGTGGATAGTAGAACTAAAAATATACAATTTAAATATTTATTACTATATGGCAACTAAGAATTTAGACGCGTTAAGAAAATTAATTAGAGAAGAGGTAGCTCTAGCAGTCAGAACAGAAATGAAACTGGCTATGCAAGAACTTAAACCTCTACTAGAAGGAAGTATAACTCCTTCTAAACCAGTGTACACTAAAAGTTCTTTAGTGGAATCTATTAAACCTTCAGTAAAACCACAGCCCGTAAAAGAACGGGTATCTACAGGAGATCCTATTGCAGATTTGTTAAACGAGACAAAATATGCAATGCAACCAGACGATTATAGAAGTATAGGTAACTTTGGTGCTCAAGATGCTCAAGGATTCGGAATGAGAGCAATGCAAAATTTAGGACCTCAAAGAGAAACAGTTATAACTGAGAACGTAAGCGAAATATTACAAGCAGCTAGACCTGCAAGTACTTTTGAAGCAGTTCAACTTCCGGACGCCGTTCCGGATTTTACGAATTTAATGCAATCACTAAAAGCTAAAGGACAAATATAAAATGGCATATAGATCAGTTTCAATAGATCCGTTAGACTTAAAAAAGAGTACTGCAGTAGGAGTTTCTATACCTTTCAGTAGTACCAGCGCTTTTAGTCCAGTTTATACGACTATTAAACAGGTAAGATATAACCTTATAAATTATCTACTAACAGATAAAAGAGAGAAACTATACTATCCTAATTTTGGAGCAGGATTAAGAAGTCAGTTATTTGAGCAAATGACAGATAATGCTTTAGATACGTTAAAAGAAAACCTTAGATCAGACATTAATCAGTACTTTTCTAGTGTAGTTATTACTCAAATTTCTATAACCCCTAGTTATGATCAAAACTATTTTACCTTAAGTCTCAGTTATAATATAAAAAATACTGGAATAGAGGATCAAATATCACTAAATCTAGAAAATGGCATCTAAACCTAGCAATACAAAAGATATTAAGTATATTAATAAAGACTTTGCAGATTTGAGGTCTGCATTAATAGAGTATGCAAAAGCGTATTATCCTACAGCTTATAATGACTTCTCTACTTCGTCTCCAGGTTCTATGTTTATTGACATGGCTGCCTATGTGGGAGATGTAATGTCTTTTTATCTTGATAATCAAATCCAAGAGACTTTTTTACAGTATGCTAAACAGAAAGATAATTTATTAACTTTAGCGTATATGTTAGGTTATAAACCTAAAGTTACTTCAGCATCTACTACAAAACTAGACGTTTATCAAACCATTCCTTCTTATAATCCTACTAACGGAAGCCCAGTTCCAGATTTTAGGTATGCATTAGTTATACAAGAAGGTATGCAAGTTAGTGCAAATCTAGGAAATGGTACAAAATACTATACTCCAAACAGTTTAGATTTTTCAGTATCATCTTCTTCTAATCCTACTGAAATAAGCGTATATCAAGTTGACCCTTCTGGTACTAGACCTATTAAATTTTTACTTAAAAAATCTATCGATATTATATCCGGAGAGTTAAAAATTACTACGGTTACAGCACCTACTTCAAGGCAGAAATTTTTTACTACAACTCTCACCGATACTGATATAATAGAGATTATAAGTATCTACGACAGTGAAGGTAATCAATATTATGAAGTACCTTATTTAGCTCAAGATAGAATACTTGTACAAAAAAGAAATAGTATAAATGTAGATCCTAATTATGGAGGATCTTCTATTGAAGTCCCTTATTTAGTAGAAGTAAAAGAGGTACCTAGAAGATTTGTAACGAGATTTAAATCCGACAATACTTTAGATATACAATTCGGAGCTGGTTTAACAGATGATAGTCCGGTATCTCAACAAACAGACGAACAGTATTTACCTAATGTAGATAGAGTAGGTTTAGGTTTAGTAAATGGAAGGAGTTTATTTTTTAATTCTTATAATCCATTTAATTTCGTAAATACAAGAACTTACGGTATTGCTCCGTATAATACTACATTAACTATAAAGTATTTAGTAGGAGGAGGAGCACAATCTAACGTAGGAAGTAATACTATCAATATAGTTAACGACGTTACTGCTAGCTTCTTTGGAGGAGTAACTCCTGATACAACTTTATCATCAGAAACTTTAGCTTCTATAGCAATAAATAATCCTTCAGCATCTTCTGGAGGAGGTGACGGAGATACAGTTGATATGTTAAGACTAAACTCTTTAGCTAACTTCCCTACACAAATGAGAGCAGTTACTCAAGAAGATTACCTTGCTATCATTAACAGTATGCCTAGTAGATTTGGGCAAATTGCTAAATCCTATATTACTAAAGACTCTTTTACGTACGGAAGACAGTTAGAAGCTAACAATCAATTAAACGATCCTTTAGCTTTATCTGCTTATATTCTTTCATACGACGTCAATAAAAATCTTACTACGCCACCGACTGCATTGTTACAGAACTTAAAAACTTATGTCTCTCAGTATAGAATGTTAACTGATAATATAAGTCTAAAATCCGGCTTTATTATTAATATAGGAATTGACTTTGACATAGTACTAAGACCTAATTACTCTAGTAGAGAAGTCTTAAATAGTTGTATAGATAGAATGAAAGAGTACTTTAATATTGATAATTGGGAAATTAATCAACCTATTATTTTATCTGATATCTATACTACTTTAGATAAAGTGGTTGGAGTTCAAACGGTGAAGAAAGTAGAGATTTATAATCTAAGCGATGCTGATGGTGATTACTCCCAATACGGTTATGATATAGTAGGAGCTACTTTAGGGGGAGTAATTTATCCGAGCTTAGACCCGTCGTGCTTCGAAATTAAATTTCCTAATACAGATATCTACGGAAGGGTAGTTTCCTTACAATAAGAAAAATATGGCAACCTATAAAATATTTCCGATTCAAGATACTACAATGTATTCTCTGTACCAAACTACAAATGCTGGTTCAGATGAGATACTTGAAGTTGGATCTATGAACAATAAAAGTGGAGTAGTGAGTCCTAGCTTAGTCTTAGAGGACTTAGGAGTAGATGATATCAGAAGATCTTTGATACTATTCGACACTAATGAAATACTTAGCGCTATTAGCTTATCTGCTACTGCAAGTAACGTATCAAGTTCTTTAAGATTATATTTAGCTGAAGCAGAGAATTTAACTCAAATATATAGTTTAGAGGTATGGCCTGTAGATAACTTCTGGTCTAATGGAACAGGTAAATTTAATGATTCTCCTACTAACACAGGAGGTACAAGTTGGAAGTATAGAAGTGCTCAAGTTAACGGAGTAACTTGGAATGCCACTGCTCAATACTTAACTCCAGGAGGAGGATCTTGGCATATCAACTACTCTGCTTCTCAAAACTTTACTTATACTTCCGATAAGGATATTAACGTAAATGTAACTAATATAGTTAATAAATGGGTTGATGGAACTTTAGGACAGAATTACGGATTTTTAGTAAAACTTCCTTTTACGGGTAACCTATCTAGTGGAGATATTTTTGAAGCAAACCCTCAAAGTTATATTAATTTGAAATTCTTTTCAATGAATACTCATACCATTTATCCTCCTTGTTTAGAGTTTAAATGGAATGATAGTACTATAAATACAGGATCTTTAAGTTCTTCTTCTTTTAATGATTTAGTAGTAAATCAAGATACTTACGTTGTTGTATCAACTAATAACTTAGGAGAGTATGAAAATAATTCTGTTTATAAATTTAGATTTAAAGCAAGAGATCAATTTCCTACTAGACAGTTCACTACTTCTTCAGTTTATTTAAACTGGAAATACTTACCTACTTCTTCATATTATGCTATTCAAGATTATAAGACTAAAGAGATGGCAGTAGATTTCGATAATAAATCTACTCAGTTAAGTGTAGATCCTTCAGGTAGTTTCTTTACTCTTTTTATGAATGGACTTCAACCAGAGAGATCTTACAGAATACTAATTAAATCTATATTAAGTACTGGAGAGGTAGTAATTAAAGATAACGATTTAATTTTTAAAGTTGTAAGGTAATGGAACAAACAGTAAATTTAGTAAAGGAGGTATACGGAGAAACTACTTACAAGAACGTAATTAACACTCAATTTACCCAACTTTATACTCCTACTGAACCTATACAGGAAGATGTTACGGTTGAAGAATTTTTTAGAAATTATGATAGTTTATTTTTTGAAATACCTATTAAAGGAGAGATAAATTCTCACGAATATTTGATTAAAAGAAGTTCTGCTTACGTAGGTAGTTCTGTACTTACTGATAATGAGAAAGCTTTAATCGATGAAATCAACAGCTTAAGACAGCAATTGTTAGAGGCAAATAAAAACCTAGTAGATATAGCTAACTTAACGTAATGGAAATAGTAAAAGTAGATAATTTAGGTACGCAACCGGAGTTTCAGGAGTATGATACTAGGGATGTAAATCTTATTGAACAAAAGATTATAAGCCCAAAGTTTACTTTATATTCTCAAGATTATGTAGAGTATTTTGTTTACGACGAGAATAAAACTTTACTCGTATCCAACTACTATGCCTATAACTACACTCCTATTGACTTAGATTCTACTAATAATAGTACTAATACGCTAAAGCTTAATCCTGAATCAGATATTAAAGCTTTTGGAATTGACAGAGGTAGTGTAGACATTACTTATAATTTTTACTCAAAATTATTATCTAGTAGTTATCAGGATCAGTTTTGGATATCGGAAATATCTACAGATAGAACGGAACTAAGAGCTCAAAGGAATGATATATCCAACAATGAACTGTATGTAGCTTTTGCTAACTATAAAACAACCGTTAACGGCTTAGCGTACTACCCAGACTTTCTACTAAATTTTGGAGATAATAAAACTCTTATTGGCGTTAATATGTTGTTTGCTACAGGAAGTCAGCAAGCAAGCGTATTGATCAAGTTGTATGAACCTTTACCTTCTAACGTACAACTAAAAGATACTTTTTGGTTAGTAAATAAATTAGCGGAACCTCAAACTTATAACATAACCGTAGAAGTACCAGTAATTACTCCTACAAGTTCTTTTAGTTTAAGAGGACCTAATTACGATATTGATATAAACAGGCAAATTGGTCAAACTACAGATCTTCTTAACTATAATAGTTTATTTGGACTAGCAACTGGAAGTTTAACTACTTCTTCTTCTTATAGTAGATTAAGAAGCTTATTACAGGAAAAGAGTATTGATATAAACGTAGATTACTCTAATTTTAAAAACTTTATTAATTACTCCTCAGCTACGGAGAGAATAAATAATTTTGTATATAAACTAGAGTTAATTGAATTAGAGCAGAAGAACTATATAACTTCTTCTTTAGTAACAACAGGTTCAGGTATTGTTTCTAGATCTTTAGTTAATAACTTGGATACTATTAACAACATAATAAACAAGTTCGATGAATATGAATATTACTTATACTATTCAAATGATGATACTGCCTGGCCTAAGTATGATGTAAATACGCCCGTAAAATTAAAAGTACCTTATTCTGTAACTTCTTCTCAAGCAATTAATTGGTTAGGAAGTTCTACACTACCTTCTTCTGGTTCTGGATATCTAAGTATACTTTATTCAGCTTCTATTTACGATATAGAAAACCCTAATCATCTACTAAACACTTTACCTCAGTATATTAAAGACGACTATGAAAATAGTCCTGCATTCTTGTTTACAAGTATGTTAGGTCAACATTTTGATAATCTTTACGTATATTATAAGGACGTAACTTCTAGATACCAAGCAGATAATAGTAATGATAGAGGTATATCGAAAGATTTAGTAGCTGATACTTTAAGAAGTTTCGGAATTAACTTGTATACTAATACTAATATTAGTAATGATTTTTACTATTCGCTGTTAGGGATAGGACCTAACGGAGATTTAAGACCTGAATATTTCCCAACAGGATCTGAAATAAGTCAGTCTATTGTAAGTTACCCGACATCATCACTAGGAGGAACTTCAATACAGGATATAAACACTGAAATTTATAAGAGACTTTATCATAATCTACCATACCTTCTAAAAACTAAAGGTACAGAAAGAGGACTAAGAGCATTAATAGCGTGTTACGGTATTCCCGAAACGCTGCTCAGGATAAACGAGTATGGAGGATCAAATGACTTTACTAAAGTAGGTTCACAAATAAGAAACAGCTCTTACAGTGCTCTATTCGGAACCGTATCTGGATCTACTACTATTACTTCAACTACAGCTTCTGTAATTACTCCTTGGAGCGCAGTAAGTTTTGATTATCTAACTTCAGGATCAATAAAAGTACCGGATACTATACAGTTTAGATTTAACTCTTACTGGGGGCATCCTACAACAGATTATAACGGAACTACTTGGGGAAGTAATTTCTATTCTCACTCAGTAGCTTTATTTCACTTAAACACTGGATCTTACATGCAGTTCGGTGTTCGGTTAGATTACATATCTACGACACAAGCTCAGTATAGTCCTTTAGCAAATATAGGAATAACCGGTAGTGCTGTTAGTGGAAGCGTGTATGAAAACTACGGATACCTTAGCTTGTACTTAAGCGGAGGATCAGGGTATAAATCTTCTTCTCAAATTTATCTACCTTTTTATGACCCTACTTTAAGTTGGAATTTATATGTTTATAGGGAAACTAGTTCTTTAGCAAGTTCTACCGGATCCGCAAATAGATATTGGGTATATGCAGAGACAGATCTTTATTCTGCAGAAGGTAATACCACACAAGGGTTTGTAGGATCAGCTAGTATAGATATAAGTGCAGCAGAACATACTTATAATAGATCTTGGAATTTATTAGATTCAGCTTCTCTATTAACACCGACGACATCGGTTAATCTAAACGGAGTGTTTAGAGGTTATTTAGGAGGTAATAATACTAACGGTACTTTAGGTTTAGAAGGTTATAGCGGACTATATCAAGAGTTTAGATATTGGAGAGGATCGCCAGATGAATATGCTAAGAATGTACAAACTTATTCTCCAGGAGCATATAGCGATTCAAGCGCTACAGCGTCTCTTTTTAACTGTATATTTAGAATACCTTTAGGAAGAGATGTATCTACAGCTTCTGCTTACTTTGCTACTCAATTTAGTGAATCAGTACTTACCACCTATCCTGACGGAAATTATGCCGTAATAGGAGACAATTTAGCAGGATATGATCTTACTTCTTTACACCCTGCTATTACTGGAACTTTTAATATTCCAGGTTATGGAAATGTAAACAGGGTACCATCTTTTTATACCTTTCCAGGATCTGGTACTTTAGGGTTTGTAAACGGTGCTGTTTATGGAAACTCTGCGTTTGCTACTAATTATCATACTTATAACCAGTACGAGATAATCAGTACACCTAGATCAGGTAGATATCAAAAAGTAAACAATAAAGTGTTTATCCCTGATACAATAGAAACTACCGGAAGTACTTTATCGCCTTATGTAAGCTCTCAAAAACTAGACCAGTCTCAAACAAGAAATTCTTTAGATTTAGAAATAGCATTCTCTCCTTCAGATCAGATAGATGATGATATTTCTTTTCAATTCGGTAATGTAGACCTAGATGAGTATGTAGGAAATCCTTCTGACCTGTATAGTAGCAGTTACTCAGATTTAAGGAATCTTAAAGATTTTTACTTCTCAAAGTATATAACCAGTTATAACGTATATGATTTAGTTAGAGCTATAAAATTTTATGATAACTCCTTATTTAAGATGATAAAAGATTTTGTACCTGCAAGGGCAAATCTTACTACTGGAGTTTTAGTAAAATCTCACTTGCTGGAAAGAAATAAAGTAAAATCTTATGCTCCTAACGTAAGTATTTCTCTATACAACCAAAGATCTAAAGTAATAGCTACTGGAAGTGTAGATACTGCGTTTATATCTGGATCAAACGGTATAGGAGTTAGTTTAAATACTACTTTTATAGATACTATAGAAGGACTTACTGGTTCTGTAAATTTAATTCGTAACGACGGAGCAGAATCTTTTACTGGTAGATATGGAGGAAGTACTATTAAGATATCTTCTTCGTTTACTCAGTTAGTCGATAATAAAATATCAGATACAACTACCGTTCAAGATTATGTATTAATTTATTTAAATTACTTACAACATAATATTTCTGGAAGTGTAACGTCAGTAAAGATAGCCGATTTAGATTATTCTACTAAACAGTATATACCGGTTAATTTTGGCTTAATAGATAGTTTATACTATACTATGAGTCTAAATCCTAACAACTCAGTTTTAAGTACTGGATTTTGGCCATACGCTACTTTAAACGATGCTAACTATAACTCGTTTGTATTTACTTCCTTAAGGTATGCTGGATCTAAGAATAGTAGTTCTCTTTACAATACCTACAGTATACTAGACAGCACGATACCTTCGGTGAACAGAGCATACGGAGACGTATCGGCTGTAGATTCTTACGTAAATAAAGTAGGACTATTTACTCAAATAGTTACGAGTTCTGTATTCTTTCAAAGAAATAATGCTTCTTTAATTTACCTAGTAGATGAAAGTGGATCTTTTACGGAATTAAATAGAGATAACAAAAACTGGGAAGAGCTTCAAAATACTTTTAAATTAGGAGAGTTAGCGACAGTAAAACTATTTGACAATCAAAAATACTCAAATCAAAAACTAACAGATGGTCCGAAGACTATCTTTAATAGTGGATATTCCTATTATCCTATTTTGTACTATAGTCAAAGTATAGATAATAAACTATACTTTCTAAAGACTGCTGAAACTCCTTCTAATAACAGTTTTTCTGCAAATAATTCTAGAAACCCTAACGGATTTATTTCAGGGTCTTCTTCTAATAAGTATCCTTTTAGAACTAGTGGAAGTTTACAAGTAGTTTACAGTTTATTCGATAATATAACGGAAAATCAAAACAATAATTTTACAGCAGGTACTTCAACTTCTTACCCTAAGTATACAGTATCTTCCGTAGGTGTTTACAGATTTACTTCTTCTTTAGATTTAAGTACAGAAGTACAATCTACAGGAATATCAGGATCCTATACATATAGCGTATTAAAAAACGGATCTTCAATTACGTCTCAGACTAAGTTTATACCAACATCTAGTCAATATTTGTCGGTTACTAACTTTAGAGCCTATATAGATAGTAACAGATCTTATGATAGTCTAGCTTATTATGCAACCCCTACGACTACTACTACTCCTATTGAGATAAGAGGTCAATCAGGAGATCTTATTGATACTATTCCAGTAGGTCAATATCTTTATATTGTTACGGGAAGTGGTAATATATGTAAAGGACCAGTATCAGGAGAGTATGTAATAGCTAACGATATTCAATACTTATACGGATATGGAGCAAGTTCACAGCTCCGAACCCTACTTTAGGAGGAGTAACTATTACTGGATCTGTTTATGGTACCGTTAACCTAACACCTTGCGGAGCAGCTACTAGCCGTACTTTTAACTATATTAATAGTGCAATAGTATGGTCAAATTCTGACGGTGGAGGTAACTGGATTTCAACAGTAAACACTAATTTAACTTCTACGCAGAATTTTTCTATAGCTACTGACCACTTGACTCTCACTACTGGAGATGTTATTGAGTTTAAATTACAGTTAGATTCTCTTAATACTACTAACTTTACTTCATCTTTATCAACAGCAGGTACTTTAGGATTTACTCAAGGTACTCAGGTAGTTGGACTGTATCCTTTTGCTACTTCTTCAGCAGCTCCTTTTGTAAGTGGTACTGACGGAAATAATCAACTTATACTCAATAATGAATTATCTGGTTTCTACGGATATCAATTTTTACCAGAGTTTACTACTGGATCTATACAATCAAGTAGTTTATTTAATAGTTATGGAGCGGTAGACTATCCGTTCTCACTAGACGTAGGAGATACAGTTATAGTTAAAAAAGGTACTTTATATCAGGAATCAGAAGTTAGAGCAGTAGAGATAAGTGGATCTAATAGTGTAGTAAAAATCACTATAAACCCTGAACTTCCTTCTAGTTTTTTACCTATAAATCTCTTAACAGAAGTTATATTCTTATCAAAAAAGAAAGATGAATCTAATGTAATCTTTAATTTTGCTAAAAAACCAGGACAAACTTCTTACGGATTAGTTATACCTAATAACGTATCTCCTAGATTAATGAAAAATATAGATTCTATAACAAGAGAAATACAAAGTAAATTGATAGAAACCAATCAACCCCTTCAATAAAAACTATAAAAAATAACTATTTATAATAGAAAAATAAAGAAAATATGGGCTATTTGAATAATACTTCGGTCGTTGTTGACGCGATTTTAACAAAAAAGGGTAGAGAGCTGCTAGCTAGAAATGACGGTTCTTTTAAAATTACACAATTCTCTTTAGCAGATGATGAGGTAGATTATACCTTGTATAATCCTAATCACCCTTCAGGATCAGCGTTTTATGGAGAAGCTATTGAAAGAATGCCAGTATTAGAGGCATTTCCAGATGATACACAGATAATGAAGTATAAACTAATTACTCTTCCAAGAGGAACCGCAAAGATACCGGTTATTAACGTAGGATATACCTCTATTAGTTTAAAGCAAGGAGCTTCTTTAGCAATAAGCCCTCAAACGTTGAACTATCTAGGAACTACTTCTACTTTTGAGCAATCCGGATACGTAGTAACTATCGGAGACGTTAGAACTATGAGTTCGTTTACAGGTGTTGGAATTAACACTCCATCAGCAGCTGCTTTAAATACTACTACTACGGTTGGTACGGTAGTTAGTCAAACAGTAATTGGTACTACTATCAACTTAACTGCTACTACAGTTAATACTTTATTTGGAACAGGAACTACTTTAAATACTATCTTAACCGTTATAGGTAGAGACTCTGGAGCTAGAATTTCAGTACCGGTAACTATTACAAAAACTAATGTTTAATAAATTATAATATGTCTTTTATAACTCTTCAATCAACAGATTTTGTAGTATCGAACGACGCCGTTACAGCACCTGCGTGGTCTACAGGAAACCCAACTTTGCAAGGAAATACAATGTATTTGACTCCGGCCAAGTCTTCTGCACCTACTTTTTTTACTGATGTATATCACGCAAGTGGAGCAACTACTTCCTCTCTTCCTCAGTTTTCGATAGCATATGGGCATATTTCAGGTTCTGGAAGTCAGTGGTATAATCAGTTAGTAGCAGGAAATTCTCCAACGAGAACTATATATGGACAGTTTAGAAATATGGTTTACGGAGATGAAAATACAAGTTTTAACTTTGGGGGTCTAAATACAACAGCTAGAGATATTTTTGTTATTAACGTAAATAGAAACTCCTACAAAGAAAGTTTATTCCCTGGTACATTTAATCTTACCTTAATTAATGGAGCTACTACTTGCTCTTTAACTACAAATGCTAATCAAATTAGTACTGTTAACTATCTAGATTGTGGTAGAGTTTATGATATCGTTAGTGGAAGTAACGGTAATGCTACAGCAGTAAAACCTTCACTCAGTACTGCAACTGCAGGTTATACTAATTCTGGATCTTATGGATTATTCCTAGCAGATATAGGAGTTATTATTTTAAATCCAGCAGCATTATCTTTAAGCCCTAACTACGGAGGAATAAATCTTGTTTATAACGCTCAGTCAAACGTAAATAACTTTATTTGGTCTAACTTATTTAGTTTAATGTCTCCGACAAATGCATCGTTTACTTTGAATAGCTACGAGACAGTATCTTCAGATTACGTATTTGTAAGAGTACCAAACAATCAATTCAACTACACTACTAATCCAAGTATCATATCAGGATCAGGTGCTTTACTCTATTCAACTTTGATTAATAACCCTCAAACCTACCTTACTACAGTAGGTTTATACAACGATAATCAAGAGTTAGTAGCCGTAGCTAAATTGAGTAAACCTCTCGTTAAGGATTTTACCAAAGAAGCCCTCATTCAGGTAAAACTTAACTGGTGATGAAGTTGAATTGGTAAGTAAAAAATCTTATATTATATAATGAGTTCTGCAGGTAAATCTCTTAATAGATCGGACGTCTCTGTACTACCACATACGGCATACAAGCAAGGTAGTATAAATATAACCTATTACTCAGATCTAACATCTAGCGGATATAACTACATATACTCAGGAGTAGATAATACCGGGTCTGTAAATTTAGATACTCACTCTTTGAATTACAGATCTATATCTAAATTATTCTACAATCAACAAGTATACTCTCAATCTTATTTGAAGCCTACTGCTGAAATGACTTATCAGGATTTAGCAGATGTAGAATATAATGATGGAAATTACACTTCTAAACAATCCTTTACCAACTATCTTCAGTCTACAGCTGCATCGGGTACGTTAGATTCCGATACGCGATATTTTTACTCTTCTTCCCTATCTGCAAGCGTAAGACTTCCAGGGCAAGTTACAGTTTTCTCTATACCTCAAATAAAGTACGGTGAAAAGATAAAAGAAGGAAGTTTCGCAATAGAAGCTACTGATAAGTCTTTTTATATAGTAGATGATAGAAATGGAAACTTAGTAGATATAGTACCTTACTTAAAGAGTAAATCCGGGTCAATAGGATATACTGCAAGTCTTAGTAACTATACAGGAAGTTTACTCTACAGTACTAACTTTATCTACGAAGCTTTAAATTATTCTTTTAATAATAATAACACAGGGTCGGTTGGAAATATTTTTTATGCTCAAGGGTTAACAGTAGTAACTAACCCTTATTATTTAAATTCTATAATACCGCCAACACCAACTCCAACTCCAACACCGACTCCAACTCCAACACCGACTCCTACTAACACGCCTACTCCAACTCCATCTCCGACGCCGACGCCAACTCCAACTCCAACGCCTACACCCACACCAACTCCGTATCCTGATGTTTACGTTATTTGGAAGATGAACCAGTATAGCTCTTCTTTTACTGAAGTAGTATTAGATAATAATTTTAGAATTAGAGAAGACGGTAGTGGTTACACCTTTTTACCAGATGTTAACTCAGTTAAACCTGGACAATTATTATCAGGATCTTTTACTATAACCGCTTCTGCTGGTAACATATATCACAACACTAGATCGTTAATAGTAGAAACTTTCTATCAGACCAACGATTCAAGTGGAAGTATTCCTTATACCGGTAGTGTTTGGAATATTATAGGGTACCCTACTGTTACTTCTGGATCTGAAGTAGTAGAAACCACCAGTAGTAATGCAGGAGGCGGATTAGTATCAGCATCTTCTTTTGTAACTTATAGTAGAAATACAGGTTTAGATTTCTTTACAGTACCTCTATCAGCAAGTGCAGGTAGTACTCAATCTATCTTTATTAATAACTTTTTACTTAATCTTCCTACTCCTACTCCAACTCCAACACCAACACCTAATTGTGCAGTATTAGGAACTGCTGTGGAGATTGTATTACCGACACCTACACCAACTCCTACTCCTACAGGTACACCAACTCCTACTCCTACTCCTGTAATAATAGCTACTAATACTCCAACACCAACTCCTACTCCTGTAGTAGCTTCTACGAAATATAAATTTTTAGGCGTACACTATGCTGATGCAGCAAGCGCTTGCGCAGATCCTTTTATAACTAGCGTAACATCATATGCAGCAGCATCTAGTTCAACAGCCGTAATAAAATTCTTTAACAATCCTCAGTTATCAGGTAGTGGATTAGTTCCAACAGGAGCTCCTGGATTCTATAAATTTCAGTTAGATGGAGAGACGGATTATTATAGTTGTGAAATCGACTCTTCAGGTAACGTTACTAATATTGCTATATGTTTAGTACCTACTCCTACTCCTGGTCCTACTGCAACTCCAACACCTACACCAACTCCGTTCTCTTGTGCTACTTGTAATAGTTGGGAATATCAAGGAGGAAGTATACCAGCTGAAGGAGATATTATAAGTTATTATTCTTGTGAAGACGGTTCTAATCAAACGAAAGTAGTATCGTCAGGAGATGCAACTGGTAATTTCTGTAACTGCGATACGATAGGTAACCCTACTTCGTTAAATGGAACTACTTTAACTCAAATAGGACTATGTTCTGCTCCTACTAATACACCTACTCCTACACCAGCAGCACCTACAAATACTCCTACTCCTACTCCAATAACTTACTACACTTATATAGTAAACGATACTTCTTATGCTGATCCTGTTGCTGCTTGTGCTAGTTCTCATACAAGTGTAACATTATATGCTGCTGAAAGTACGGCATTGACAGTAACCACTTTCTATACCGATTCAGCTCTTACTTCTGAATTTGCTGGTACAGGAGATTACTATAGGTATCAAATACAAGGAGGAATTGGATCAGTACGTGCACAGATAGCAGCTAACGGTGCTGTACTAGATGCACAGAATTGTATATAAAATATTTATATTGAATGTCTAAAATAGTAGAAATAACATTAACTTCGGCAGGAGCAGGTAACGGAACTACTTTCGATATCTACTCTAATGGAGATAGCTATGCAGCTCCAGTTGCTACTGGTATAACCTTAGCTACTTTGCTAGCTGGCTATCAGGTAACAGTACCTAACGGAGCTACTCTAGTAAAAGTTTCTGGTTCAGCAGCTTGCGGATTACAACCATCTGCAGGAATAACTATTACAGCTGCAGGTACTACACCAACACCTACACCAACACCTACACCAACACCTACCAATACCCCTACTCCTACGCCTACTACAGTAGTAGTAGCTACTAATACACCAACGCCAACTCCAACTCCTACTTCTACTCCTACACCTACGCCTACTACCGTTTATACTTTAGTAGGAACCTTTACTAGGTTATTAGACGAAACAGGATGTACGCCTATAGGAGGTAGTACAGATATTTACTTAGATCCTACAGATTTAGGTAAGTACCAAGCTAACTTTGACTGTTTTGCAAATATATCCTATAATACATCTGATATTAAAGCAAGAGATGCTTCCGGTAACTTGTTAGGAAGTCAGTACTTTATAGATGATTGTGGTACTACTTGGAGTATTACTACTGGAAATTTAACTTATAATTCAGTACAGTGTTAAAATAAAGAAAAATGCCGGTAAACTACTCACCTTATAAAGTAAAGTTCAAATCTAGTCAAACTATCTATCAGCAAGATATAGTATGTAGAGTCAATGAAAACGAGTTTAATATGACTTTAAATCCCTCTATTGCTACGGATACGAGTGGATCTTTAAGAAACTTTGCTACCGGTTCAGATTTTGAACCCTATGTAACTACGGTAGGTCTTTATAATGAATCTAATGAACTGTTAGTAGTTGGTAAATTAGCGCAGCCTTTCAGGTTACCTTCTACTACCGATACTACTTTTATTATAAGGTATGATTTTTAAAAATTAATTTTATGAACGAATGGAGGTCTTGGGACAAGTTAGAAAATATAGAAGAGTTTGAAGGCTTCGTATATAAAATAACCAATCTCACTAATAACAAATTCTACATTGGTAAGAAGAACTTTTTTAGTAAAAGAAATAAACCTTTAACTAAGAAGGAATTATCTGAACAAACTGATAAGAGAAAGTCAAAAAAGAAACTAGTAGTTACTGAATCTGATTGGAAAAACTACTGGGGATCAAATAAAGAACTTCTCGAAGACGTAAAAAGGTTAGGAAAAGATCAATTTGAAAGACAAATACTAATGTTATGTAAGACTAAAAAAGCTCTTACTTACTACGAACTACACTTCCAATGCAAGTATGAATGCTTAATATCTCCAGGATTTACTTATAATGATAATATATTAGGCAAATTCTTCCCGAAAGATTTAACTTTATAGAAGTTGCATCCTATGGCTTTCTAAGTCATATTAGTAGTATGGATAACGTGTCTTTACTGTTAGGCATAGTGGAACAAGCAATAGGAAAAGGTAAGAGAACTTCAGGTAATAATTATGCCTTTTACTGTCCTATTTGTAATCACCGCAAACCAAAACTCGAATTAGATTTTGATACAGAGTTTTATCATTGTTGGACTTGTCAACCAGCAACAAAAGGTCGTAGTATCGTTTCTCTATTTAAAAGATTAAAGATATCAAACGATCTTATAAAAGAAGTAAAACGGTATAGTAAATATAAGGAGTCTCGTAATGATAAGGAAAATAAAGAAGAAACGTTACAGTTAAAACTTCCTCCTGAATATAAATCATTATCAGATTACCAATCAAGTATAATAGCAAAACACGCCTTAAGTTATTTAGAAAGTAGATGTATTAGTCAAGAAGATATTATAAAATACAGAATAGGGTATTGTGAGAGTGGGATATATAGAAATTGTGTTATTATACCATCTTATGATAAGTTAGGAAATCTTAACTACTTTGTTGCCAGAACTTTTCAAAAAGATGCAACTAGAAAATATTTTAATCCTAAAGTAGATAAGAAAAATATAGTAGGGTTTGAAAATTATATTAACTGGAATATACCAGTTATTCTATGTGAAGGAGTATTTGATGCAATTGCAATTAAAAGAAATGCAATACCTCTATTAGGTAAGAGTATCACAGAAGGTCTAATGAAGGAGTTGGTCAAATCAGAGGTAAATACAATTTATCTATGTCTAGATAGGGATGCACAAAAAGATGCCTTAGTTTATGCAGAAAAACTACTTAATTTAGGAAAGGAAGTATATTTACTAGAATTAGAAGAAAAGGATCCAAGCGAACTAGGATTTGAATCTTTTATTAAACTACTACACACAGCTAAAAAACTAGACTTATTTGATATACTAAAAAAAAGAATATCTTTAATTTAAAATATGGAAACACAACAAATTGAGAACTTACTAATTGAACAAAGAAGTGATGAATGGTTTAATTTAAGAAGAGGAAAATTAACAAGCTCCGAGATTAGTAAGATTATGGGTCAAGAAGGTAAGTTAAGTGAAAATGCAAAAACTTATATCTTAGAAAAAGTTACTGAAATTTTAGGAGGAGTAAAAGCACCAGCAGTAGGTGCTGCATTAGATTGGGGTACAGAACTAGAATCAGAAGCTATTTTATATTATCAACAGAAACACAGTCAGATTGTACAAAAGGCATCTTTTGTACCTTACAGTGATAACTACGGAGGATCTCCAGACGGATTAGTTGGAGTAGAAGGTATAGTTGAGGTAAAATGTCCATTTAACTCTTCAAACCATTTTAAACATGGTCTAATAAATTCTCCAGACGAATTTAAAAAAGCAAAGCCTGAATATTATTGGCAATGTGCATCTAACATGCTGGTTACTAACACTCAATGGTGTGATTTTATAAGCTACGATCCAAGAGTAATCCCAGAGTATAGAATGTTTGTTTTTAGATTGGAAAGAAGTGAAGTGGATGATAATATAATTCTTGAAAGACTTGAGTTAGCAGTGAAATATATGGAAACCCTTAAAGCAAGTCTACAAAGTAGAATTATATAATATTTATAAGTGTATGAAACACTTAAGTATTTTAGGGCACCTACTAGCGGAAGAAGTAATAAATGATCCAGGAATTTGCTTTTATCCTGCAAAGTTTAAAACCCCTCACAAGGGACATTGGGCTGCAGTAAAAGATTTAGCTAATAGAAATTATGTAAAAAAAGTAATTATTTTAATTTCTCCAAAAGAAATTGATGGAATTACTCAAGAAGATAGTTATAAGATTTGGCAATATTTTATCAAAGCAAATCCAAATCCTAAAATACAGCTACAAAAATCAACGGAAGATTCTCCAATAAAGGATATCTACGCTTACTTAAAACAACATCCTCTTGATAAAGCTGTTTATTTAGCTTATAATAATGGAGAAGATGATGATCCTGGATATGTACAATCTCTTCAAAAACAGTTTGGAAATAAGATAAAAGGAATAGAAATACAGGATAAAGCAGGAGACGTTACATCACCAAGAGTACGAGATATGTTAGCAGCAGGAGACATTGACGGATATCTAGCTTCTCTTCCAGATGGAGTAGTAAATAAAGGATATGGAGATAATATATTTAAGCTTGTAGCACCAAAAGCAACTGATACGTTAAAAGAAAACATAGAAAAGATTGGGTATAAGGATAAATTAAATGCATTTTTTGAATATGTGGTTAAGGAACTCGGCATAACTCAAGCACCTAGTATCACATATATTGAAAACTTGGATTTTACTCAAAAAGAAGGAAGTTTTGGAGGATATATTGCAGATAATAACGAAATCGTAGTAGTAGTAGCTAATAGAAATTTAGCTGACATTATGCGTAGTTTAGCTCACGAATTAGTACATGCAAGACAAAATCAAGATTCTCCACTAACAGTTGATCAGGGTAAAACTGGTTCGGAAGTAGAAAATGAAGCAAATGCCGTAGCGGGAATGATTTTAAGAATATATGGAAAAAAAGACCCAAGCATATATTTAGATTGGGTATCAGGAAATTAAAAGTAAGAATAGTTATGAGCGGCGAATTAAAAAAAGAGTTTAAGGAAAAGGATGTTCAGAGGATGAGGAACATCATTACTAAAAATTATGGAGCTTCTACTCAAATATCTGCAGGATACGAAAAACTACAAAGAGATTATCAAGAAGGCGACGTTTGGGAGGAAGATGGTAAGACTTGGACTATAAAAAGAGGACTAAAACAAACAGTTACTAAGTTAGATAAGATCAAGCAGATGGTTAGTATTCCGTTTGCTTGTCCTGTTTGCAGGAAGTCTTTTCAAGATACTCCAACCAATCGTAAGATGTGGGGCATTCATCATATGTGTTTAGACTGTGTAATTGAGATGGAAGCCAAGCTAAAACAGGAAGGAAAGTTTGAAGAATACCAGAAAAAGATGATGAATGGCAACAAAAATCAGATGATGTCTGACTTAGAAGTAGCATTAGACGAGTGGTTAAATGAAAAAGATACTTTCGTTACTGAACAAGGAGATGTGGAAGACTGGGGTAAGAAAAAAGGAAATGATGCTGATACTCAAGCATTTAGAGAGTTGATTAAAACCATAAAAGAGACAGAAATATAACTATTTATTAATAAATATATTAAATATGCCATTTGTCAGTAAAGCGCAGCAAGGGTACATGTTTAAAAACATGCCTAAAATTGCCTTAAAATGGGCTAAACACACTCCTAATATGAAAAATTTACCTCAACATGTTGAAGGATTCTCCAACATGCTAGCAGAAATGCCAAAAAACATTGTAGAATTTCACACAGTGATAAAACCTCAGGATCACACTTCTAAAGTAAAAGACTTAGTTAAGCATCACAATCCAATGAGCTTTTATGAAGCTGTTAAAAACGGAGAATTTGGATTGCATGAGATTGAAGGATGCTACATGGAAGAAGGAGATGCTCATGCAGCAGCTCAAAATTACGTTAAAGGCTTGTACGAAACTGCAAAATCTTTAGAAGAAAAGAAAGAAAAAGTTTCATCCGCATTACAAAAGAAGATCGACAAATTACACAAAGAAGCTCAAACAGCTATGAATTTAGCTCGTAAAGAGCCTGAGAATGCTGATGCACATAGATCTCATTCACAAGCTCTTTTAGAAAAAATCAAAGCTTGGGAAGCTAAATACAAGACTGTATCAGGATCTAAAAAAGAACTTCAACCGTTAGAGGAGTTTGAAGCTCCTAAAAAATCTAAGTAATGGAATCAAAATTATTCACTCACTTTATAGGTACTTTACTTGATAGTAGAAATCAAGCAAAAATTTACCATTGGCAAGTTCTTGAAGAAGGATCTTACGCAGCTCACCAAGCTTTAGGAGAATATGATGCCGCGATTAACGAGGTAGTAGATGAATTGGTAGAGTCTTATCAAGGTAGGTTTGATATTATCAGAGGTTTCAAACAACCTATGAGTTACAGGGAAGATAATGATCCAATATCTTATTTTGAAAGTTTAAGAAAGTACGTTGAAATTAACAGATATAATTTTACTCAAGCGACTTACGTTCAGAATCAAGTAGATGAAGTTGTATCAACCATTGAATCTTTACTTTACAAGTTAAAGAATTTAAAATAAATGACCAGTTTGGTAGAGATATTAAAAACTGTTCTAGCAGAGGATAGAAGAGATTCTTTAATGAGTCTCTATGTAGCAACCAAAAAAGTTGAACAACGTGAATTTGATAGGATTTATAATGCAGATCCAAGTAGGCAAAAAAAGTATGTACAATGGATGCTTAACAAATTTATCAAAGAGATTAAAAGCAAAAAAGAAAACCGTCAAGCCTACAAACTATTTTTTGAAGATTTATACAAAATTACACAGGGATTAGATTTATTTGATCGAGTTAAAAGAAAGTTTTTAAAGCAAGACATTAATCAGTATGGGTTAGATGAGTTTAAAGAGGAGTCTTTTAGACTATCTCAAACATTAGGTGCTGAAGAAAAAGAAAAAGGTAAAGCAAAAGCAGAAAAATATCAAGAATTAAAACTTGGTACTGTTGAAGGATTTACCGTATACAAAATTCCGCAGGGAAAAGAGGAGCTAAAACCAGTAGCATGCGATTTAGGTTCAGGTACAAACTGGTGTACTTCTCATAACTTGTCTAACTATTATAACACATATAATAAAAAAGATCCTTTATTTATTTTTATTAAAGGAGATGAAAAATATCAATACCATATTCAGAGTAACCAATTTATGGATAAAGAAGACCGCTCCATGCAGAAGGGTGAATTAAAAGATGCTTTTTTGGATTTTATAGAAAAAGTTGAAGGAAGAATCTCTAGTAAAACTAAAGTGGAGGCCTATCAAATAGGGGAGTTTGAAGCATCAGGTCAGACATATCCTGTCTATAAAGTAGGAGATAAATTTTATTCTCAGTACGAAGGACAAAATTATTTTTATGATCCTGATACAAAAGTATTTAAGTATGCTAAAGGTGACAGAGTGCCTGCTAAGTACGCACTATCGCACCCAATGGCAGACTTTTTAATTTATGTATATCGTAAACTAACTTCTGGAGAAAAAGCTCAATTTCCAAACATTTATAAAGCATTATTTGGGTTAGAAGCTAACGTAGAACTTACAGCACCTCTACGAAGTCTAGATTTGACAGGTGGAAATGCAGTTGTTGCGTTACCAAAAAACCTAAAAGTACTAGAAACACTAAAACTTACAGGAACAAATATTAAAAAACTACCTAGTGACTTAGAGGTTGGTGGAGAGATTATTGATTACAAAGGAAATATAATCAAAAATGCCAATTAAAAACGTATTATTTAGCATAATCAACGTTCCAGCCGCAAATGTAGCAGGAGTTACTTCAACAGCAGTAGCACTCTCAAACAGCGTATTTCATATGTTAAACCCAGTATTAACTGGAATATTTTATATTGCTTCTATAGGATGGTTAGGAGTACAAATATACTATAAAATTAAAAGAAGAGGTAAGTAATGACTAATCTTCAAAAACTCATATTTCACGTTGTAAACAATATGTTTCCTCTCAACGAGTATTCGGATGGGGAGATGAAAAAACTTTTGAAGCATTTTAAGGATGAAGCTGAAGATTTTGAATTAGATATTGATGACGATCGCTTAGAAGCCTATATCAAACGTTTTAATCAAATTAAAAATGGCTTAGACCAAAAAGATATTTACAAATACTCTCTTGCTAGTCTTATAAAACTTCTTTCAAAAACTCCAAAAACAATAGAGCCAGATAAGAAGAAAGATGAGGATGTTGTTCCTGAAAAAGTAGAGGATGAACTATATCGTAGTGAAGATGAAAAAATTCTTCTGGTTTATGGAATGAATCTAAAAGATGGAGAACCAGGATGTGTGAGGCTTAAAAAAAGAAATGAAAGCTGGTGTATTACTCAAACAGGAAACTCCTATTGGCAGAGTTACCGTAAACGTTCTGATTTAGGATTTCCATCCTTCTATCTAGCCTATAATTTTAACTTATCATCTGAGGATAAACTTAGTTCAGTTGCTCTTCAAGCAAGAGAAAACAACAAATACGCTTACACAGACAGGACCAATAATCCTGGGATGTCAAAATCAATGACTTTTGATGAACTTCTAACAAATATCCCATGGCTATCAGAGATACCAGATTTAAAATCTAAATTAAAATGGATTCCAATATCAAAAGCTGAAAGAGCTGCTGCTAAAAATTATCCGTATTTAGATTTAGCAAGTTGGAAAAATTTACCATATCAAGAAAAGCTTGATTATTTCGAAGATAATTTATACTTTTTTCAAAATTTAGGTTTTAACACTGGCGTTAATCCACTAAGAGATGTAAATTTAGATACATTTATTAAACAAGTTCTACCCAAGTATCCTGATATACTGAAGCATTTTATTAATGTATCCAATCAACCAAACGGTACAATCTTACCACTGGGTAGATTATTAGTAGGATATAATAACTTTCCAGAAGAAGCAAAAAAGAACATAGAAAGACATTTAGCGGGAGACACAAAGATCTCAACAGTTTTTTTAGGAGATGAAGATATACCTTTTGAGTTAAAAAAAGAAATTACAAAAAAAAGAAACTGGAAACAGGACGAGGGAGAATATGTGGTAGATGTACCGAATAAAGATATCATTGCTAGTATACGTAAATCTGAGTATACACCCGAACCTACTATTAATTTTTATACACCAGAACAGAACTTTTTTAGCCGTACAGTAAATAGCAGACTATCAAAGTATCTTATAGAAGATCCAAATATAGCTGAAATATTACCGTTTGAAATAATAGCATACTTAGCAACAAATAATCTTATAGATAATAAAAAAGTTTCGTCTATCCTAGGAAAGTATATAGCTTCTCCAAAAAAGCCTATTATTAGTCAAAAGATGGGAGATGATACAGTTGTACTAGATAAACAATCGCTAGGTCTATATAAATTACAAGATGGAAAACTAACTCCTACAGATTATTCCGAAGAGGTAGTTAATAAGATTGCCAATACTGACGAAGAAAAGAAATCTCTCTATAATAATTTTATAAACACCCTAACAGCAAATCCTGATTGGTGGAATGAAAGTCTTCCAAGTCATTTAAACGGAGAAGCGGTTGCGTCTATTTTAAATAGCATGCCTTATAGTAAGAGGACATTTAATGGAATGGTTTTACTATCTGCTCGTGCAGAAGGGCGTAGATCTCCTACACTATTTTTAATGCGACCAAATGATATAAAAGTATATCCAATAATGTCTTGGGGTGGAGGTAGAGCTTGGTACAATAAAAACTACGCTAATGCAGACTACTCTTATAATAAGGTTGAGTGGGAAGAGATATTTAAATACTTTAGAGAACAGGGAACTTCTTTAACTGATACTGACATCCTAAGAATAATGAGAAGTGGTGAAGGAAATACTGAGGCAGCTGCATCTAAATACATATTTGCACGCTTAGATGCTCCTTTAGACCCAAACAATACTTTAAAACCTGTTATAGTTGGAGACCTTTTATGGATAATTGATAAAGAAAACCCAGCACAAAGCCTTGCAGTATCACGTTCAAGAGGTAAGGTAAGTGTAAAACCTCTAACTGCATCTAAAGTTAGATCTATATTAGGTGAACCAGCAGCAGCCCCTCAAGCAGCACCAGCAGAAGAACCAGCTCAGGGCGAAG